CCGCCGATGCGCAGTCGCGCACCGATATGCCCGGCATCGAAGACGATCACATTCGAGGTGACCACCACATTGCCGGAGACCCCGCTCGTCATCAGCGTCGCGCCGGCACCGGCGAAGCGGAAATAGGGCTCGTTGGTGAAGGACCAGGCCGCGATGGTCCAGCCCGACGCCGTGCGCGTCACGCGCTGCGGGCGCATCGCCGGATGCGTCAGCAGCAGCGTGTCGGCATTCTGCGTGAAGCCGATCTGCGGCAGCATCCAATCGGACCACGGACCCGCCAGCACCGCCACCACGGCATCGCCCTGATGAACGCGCAGCAGGCCGTTGGTCAGCACGACGAGGTAGGTCTGCTCGGTGTTGAACTCGAAGGGAATGAGCCGCGCCGGTCCCGACAGCGGCATCACATGGCGCAGGCCGGGCCGGCGCGCGACACCGCCGGTCGGCTGGATGAACACATTGCGCAGGCGCCGCGCCCCATTCTCGAAGGCGCGCAGATCGCCGCGACCGAGCAACTCGGGCGCAAGCTCCCCCGCGGCGAAGCTCGTCTTGGCACGCTTGACCGCTGGCATGGGTCAGCCCCGCACGCTGATGAGCGGAAAATTCTCGAGCACGCGCGCGCTCGCCTGCTGACTGTCGGCCTGGCGCGCGACGCGCAGCTCGGCCTCGGCCAGGCGATAGAGCATCTCCGCCCGGCTGCTGTTCTCGGTCAGCGGGATGCAGAACTCGGCGGTCAGTCGCGCAACCAACGCACTCGCGAAGAAGGGCGGGAAGCCGCTCTCATCCGGCCGGAAAACATAGGTCAGCGCGACCTGCTCCGCATCGGTGAACAGCCGATCCTCCTGCAGCCGGTAGACGATGCCGCGCGCCCGGCCTGCGGTGCCGGCCGACAGCGCGCGCAGGAAACCCGCCGGAAGCTGGAAGGCATGCGCGTAGTCCGCACGCGGCACGGCAGCCAGCCGCGCCAGCGCCGCCTGCGCGGTCGCGAAGGACCACGGAAAGGACGACAGCAGCGCATCGCGAGTGCCCGGATAGAGATTGGCCGCGACCTCGGCCTCGGCCGTGCCCTCGTCCAGCGAGGCAACCGGCTGCGCGCCGATCTTGAGCAACGCGCGCGAGCAGAGCGCGAGGGCGGAGAGCGCCATCGGGGGATTCTCCTGAATTTGTCGGTGATGAAGAAAAGGTCGGGGGAGAGAACTCCCCCGATCCCCCTCCTTCCTTTGTTCATTGGGAACTGACGTCGGAGGTCAGTCTCCAACAGCCAGAAAAAGGAGGAGGGTTTGGGGGGAGCTCATCTCCCCCCAACCTTCACGCCTTCGCGCGCATCCGCACGCTATTCCTTGGCTCGCATCCGCACGTCATTCCTTGGCGCGCATCCGCACGACGCCGGTCGGGTCGATCATCACCGCCCCCTGCGACATCATGTTGTTGACGAAATGCGCGGCGCGGTCGCCGTGCCAGGTGATGTCCGTCACCACCTCGGACGCCACGGCATGGCCGAGCGCGGTCTTGTGGTAGAAGTAGCAGTAGCGCAGCACGCCCGCCTTGGTCAGGCCGGAATGCGGCATCCACAGCGCGCCCAGCCAGCGCTTCGCCTGCGTGCCCTTCCACGGCAGCGCGTCGTCGCCGACATAGTCGGACTTCGCGAATTCCTCGATCTGCAGCAGCTCGCTCCACTGCTTCCAGCCGACCACCGCGAAGCGGTTGCCGTCATCGGGAACATCGGCGCCGCCCAGCATCTCGAAGGCCATCAGCACCTTCTGCTTGGTCAGCCCGTCGGTGTCGGTCAGGCCGGTGCCGGTGCCCACCGCCTCGGCCGTCGCGGTGTCGAGCGCGGCGACGATCAGCTCATCCGTCTTGCGGCCGAGCGCATAGGCGCCGGCATTGGCGATGACCGTGCGCTCGTCGATGTTCGACTTGATCTCGTCGAGGCGGTCGATCCACTCGCCGGCATAGTAGTCCTGCAGGAAGCACTCGGCATTCGAGTACTCCAGGTTCATCACCGGCACGACGCCGTTGCGCGCCTTGGCCGCCGCGGTGCCCTTGCCGACGCGCGGGAAGATGGTGCTCGCACCCTTCACGCCGGTCTTGGAACGGATGGTGGGGCGCAGCTTGCTGCCCTGGCGCTGATAGGCCTCGGCGACCTCGGCTTCGAACTGCTTGACGAAGGCCTGCTCGATGGTGCCCGACATGCGGGGGACCCTTTCAATCGTGGTGTTGAGGGAAAGCGCCGGAACGCACGGTTGCCCACGTGGGGCCGGGCGCCGGCACGGCCCGCGCGCCCGTGGCGGGTTGTGCGCGGGCAAAATGCGAAAGGGCGGGCGGCGCTGCCGGCATGCGGCGCACCACCCGCCCCTCCGGGCCACCGCGCGAAGCGCGGGGCCGCCGCCGGGGCGAACGCCGGATGGCGCTCAAGCCCCGCCGGATGGCGCGATCAGGATGCGCCGCCCACTAGGCGACGGAACCCATCCGTCACGCGGCGGACGAATTCCGGCTCCCGCGTGCGCCAGTAGCGCGGGTCACGCATCATCGCGCGCAGCTCGGTCTCGTCCGTCGCCGTGCTGGCCTCGGCGCGGGGCGCGAGGCCCGGCTCCTTGCCCTCCATCATCCGGTGCAGCGCCATCACCCCCTCGGCGGTGGTGGACAGCGCCTCCATCACCGGCGCGGGCAGGTTCGACCGGCCCCAGGCGGTGATCTGCGCGGCGACGCGGCGGAAGCGTTCCTCGCCGCCGAAATGCTCGCGCAGCCGCTCGACCTGGCGCTCGGCCTCGAACTGGCCGGCAGCCTCGGCGATCAGCGGCAGCAGGCGCTCGGCGGCGAGGTCATAGACCAGCTGCGCCTGCTGCTCGGTGAAGCCGGCCTGGTGCAGGCGCTGGTTGATCTCGTCATCGGCGCAGCACAGCTCGTGCTTCGGCGTGATGGCGTAGCCATCCGGCCCATCGGGCACGCCGATGGCGCGGCGGAAGCGGATGCGCTCCTCATCCGGCGCGTCATCGCCCGGCGGGGCAATGCGCTGGGACAGCCGCTTCTCCAGCTCGCGATAGGATTTCACCAGCGCATCGACGCGGATCTGGCCGGTCTCGGCGTCCCAGAACTTCTCGGGCACATCCTCGGGCCGCGCGCCCTTCTGCGGCGCGGGGGCATCGGCGAGCGCGGTCTCCAGCAGGTCCTCGGGCATCAGAGGCTCACTCCTTCGGGGCTTGGGCGGGGGGAAGCAGCATTTCGGCCGGCGCGGACAGGGTCCGGCCGAGCCAGCGTGCGGCAGCGGGAAGGTCGATCTGCGCGAGGGCCTCGGGCCCCATCGCGCGCACCGCCTGGAGGAACAGCAGCGTGTTCGCGGCATCCGCGCGGCCCTGCACCTGCGCGAGCGGGCTGCGATACCGCAGCACCGCCTCCTGCCCGTCGAGCAGCACCGGCGGCACCTCGCCGCGGCGGCGCAGGATGGCGAGGCAGCGCGAGATCAGCGGCGTCAGCAGCTCCGATTGCAGGCGCCCATAGGTCGCACCCAGCAGCCGCGCCGTCTCGGCGGCGCGTTCCAGCACCTCGGTCGCGGTCATGTTGTCCTTGCGCTGCGGGCCAAGCCGATCGGCCAGCAACGCGCCGCGGATGCGGGTGCGCAGATCCGTCAGCACCAGCTGCGACACGTCGAAATTTCCCGGCGCGGCGAGCGGCGTCAGCCCGGCCGAGCCGGGCGCCTTCGCGATGATCGCCCCGGGTTCCAGCCGCACCGTCGCAGGGTTCAGCACGCCGTCATCATCGGCCTGCCAGATCCCCGTCGCCGCGATCGAGGCGTTCTTCAGCACCAGCTCGACCACCTTGTTGGCGGTGCGGATGTCCGGCAGGGCCTTGGCCACCGGGCCGCGGCCATAGGTCTCGCCGGGCGCCTTCAGCCAGCGGAAGGCGATGAAGGGGTTCTCGGAGAACCGCCCCTCGGCCAGCACCACCGGCCCGGCATCGGTCGCCGCGATCGCCATGAAACGCGTGCCCGACCGATCCGGCCAGACAGCCTCGACGACGCGATGGCGCGCCGCCTCGGCATCGTCCTGGTCTACCGGGGGCAGCATCGCGGACGGGTAGCGTTCGCGCAGCGCGGCATCGGACAACCGCGCGGCGCGATAGACGGTGTCGAGCCGGCCGGAGGGGCCTTCCTCCAGCACCGCCTCGCGCAGCGGCACTGCGGTGAAGCGCAGCGCCGAGGCCTCGCCGAGCGGCGCTTCCTCGACCAGCAGCACGCCGGTGCCGGCCACCACCAGGTCGAGGAAGGCCTGGTGCATCTCGAGCGCGAAGTTGGAGCGGTCGAGATGCCCTTGCAGCGTCTCGGCCGCATCCTCCAGCGCGATGGCCGCCTGGTTGTCGCCCTCGACCGGCCGGGCGGGGGCCAGGCCGAACCAACGCGACCAGGGCGGCGTCAGCTCCGCGAGCAGCGAGGCGGCGAGCTGCTCGGCGGCATCCGCCGCGGTGGCGTCGAACAACGCCACGCGTCCGCCGGTCGCCGGCGGCAGCACATGATCGTAGCAATCCTGCCACAGCGCGTCGTGGGCGCGGCGGCGGTCGATGGCGCGCAGCTGGCGTGCGAGGACATCCTCCGGCGTCATGGCGTCATTCCCCCAGCAGCGACTTGCGCGTCGCGGTGAACTCGGTCCGCGCGCCGAGCAGCCCGCGGGCGGAGGTCGCGATGGTTCCGGCAAGCCCCCGGCTGCTGCGCTCCCGCGCCTCGGCACGGGAGGCCGCGGCCGTTTGCTCGGCGGCCTGGGCGGGATCGGTGGTGGTGGTCGCGGCCGGCGCCGATGGCGGCGCGACGACGACAGGCTTCGGGGCTCGGAACAGGCCACCCATGCGCGCGCGGCTCCTCTTGCGATGCGGTGAGGGTTCCCCCTCCGGCCGCCCGAAAAGGCCGCGGGCCCGCCCCTCGGAAGAGGAGCGGGCCCGCGGAAGTCTTCGGGGGGAACGGGAGGAAGGCCATCGGGCGCAGATCGCCCCTTGGCGAGCGGAGAGTTATCCTAGTATTCGCTGCTGGTCAAGATTTTTTTCTTATTCCCGACAGAAATCTTCAGCAACCGCCGGAACAGCCCCCACGGCGTCAGCGCGCGCGGCGCACCGCGGCCCAGGACGGCCCGGCACAGGCCGACGCAGGTCAAGGGCAGCAAGGCAGGCAAAAAACCAAGCCGCGGCGGGCCCGGCGCGAAGGGGCCGACCACGGCGAGCCCCGCACGCTCATAGAAGCCGGGCAGATCGAACTGCGCCGGCACGGCGAGGCGCATTACCATCAGCCGCCCAGACAGCGGTTCCACGACCGTCCAGCCGGCCTCGTCGCGCAAGGCGGCGAAGCAGTGGCGGAAGCCGCGGCGCAACGGGCGCAGCCACAGCTGGTCGGCCTCGCCGCCGAAGGCGATCCAGACCTGCTGCGGCGCATCGCGCGCCGCCCGCAGCCGCGGCGTCACCGCAAGCCTCCCGCGCGGGGGTGGGCCGCATCGGCGCCGCCGCGGGACGGCCGGGCAAGGCTGCGGGTTCGCACGCGAAGGCCCGGCGCGGGCGCCGGCACGCCCCGGGACCGAAGCAT